GACGAGGACGAGCCGAACGCGGACGACGAGGAGCTGCCGAAACCGAAGCCGCTCAAGGAGCTGATCGTCGTGGGCATGGAGGTCGAGTTCTTTGTGCCGAACGACACCGAACCGCGCATCGGTATCGTGAAGCGTGTCGACGCGATGGAGGGCATGGCGCCGTCGGCGCTGGTGCGCGAGGACGGCAAGCCAAAGAGCACGCGCGTTCCGATCGTGCTCGGGCGCATCACACCGCTTCCAAAGGACGAGGACGCCGCACCCGATGGTGAGCCTGCGACCGAGGTCGGTAGCGTTGGGAAGCTGATATGAGGCACGACGCCAACTGCGAGTACTACGACGGCAAGTGCGCGTGTGGTCACGACGACGCCTTCCTGGTGCTGCTCTGGGTCGAGATGTTGGACCGCACCAAACGCCTACCGGTGCCCGAATGGGTCAAGGACTCGTTCGCGCACCTGGTGCGGTCCGATACCAAGTCACCGACGGTGTTCGATGCGCTCGCGCCACGGACGATCGACAAGATCGACTCGAAGCACGACATCACCCAGGCGGACCTGCAGCTATGAAGGGGCTCTCGCGTGACGAACTCCAGCCGTGTTGCGTGTGCGGCAAGGGCCTGGCACACAACGGCATCCAATGCTTCAAGGTCCACATCGAGAGCCACCTGATCGACCCGAACGCGCTCAAGCAGCACACCGGGATGGAGATGCTGACGTCTCCTGAGATCGCTAGTGTGTTGTCACCCGTAACCGAGTTTACCAAGCCGGTGATCGCGGTCGATGTTGTGCTCTGCCAGGGCTGCGCGATCGAGGCGAGGTTCTGGCAGGTCTACGCGAAGGACGGCGATTGATGATTAACATGAACCCGCTGTCGGTCGTGTTCATTCTCGTCGTGCTCTACGCGATCTGGTGGTTTGCTTTCTGGGTGTGCGGTGTCGAGGTGGTGCCCCGATGAAGGTCATCTCGGCGACGGTGCTGGAGGACTACCACTGGAACCGCGACAACGAGTACGGCAATCTCGAGGTCGTCGAGCGGCGCATCATGGTCGACGACGGGCCGAACCTCGACATGCTTCGCGGGTCGGCGCTGCACGCCGTGCTCGAGGACCCGGAACGCTACCGAGGCTACGACGGTGAGTACCCGTTGCTGCGGTACAAAGAAGGCGACTTCGTGCAGGAGTTTGCCGCCGCATCGATCTACCAGTTGCGCGACGAGATCGGTACGGCGACGCACGAGGTGCGCGCGTCGTTCGAGGTCGACGACCTGGTGCGCGTGTCGTGCAAGTGCGACGGTCTCTACGGGAACCGTGGCGACGAGTACAAGTGCCCGCGGAAGCCGATCGACCTATCGCAGTACGAGGAGTCGTACCAGTGGCGGATCTACGCGCACGCGTTCGGCGTCGCACAGATCCGCTATCACATCGTCCGCTTGGACATCCCCAAGCGGAACCCGATCGCGCTCGTGAAGGACTACAAGCCGCTTGACCTGTACGCCTACACGAACCTCGCGCGTGACGTCGAGGAGCTCGTTCGCGAGTTCTGGATGTTCGTCGAGGAGCGATCGTTGGAGCCCTATTTCCGTGAGGCAGAGGAGGACGACAGCCCGTGGGCAAGAACAAACCGCAGACGGTAGAGCTAACCGACGACGCGATCGAGCGTGCTGCAGCCGAGGGGACCATCGACTGCAACGCCGATCCGCGGATCACCAGCACCTATCGCAAGGACTCGGGCCGAACGGTGACGGTTTCGCTCACGACCGACACCGCATTGACCATGCGCGCCTCGCAGGTCGCCCGACTGATCGTGCTGTCCCAACGGGAGCAGCAGGGCAATGCCTAGAATGCCGGACGACGGCGAGGCGATCCAGGTGGAGGTGACGGGCGGCACCCAGGACTGGACGGTCACCGGGCTCGCGAAGTGTCGCGACTACACCAGCTCCGACCAGGTGCAACACAAGGGCTGCGGAGAGCCGATTTTCTGGTGCCGTACGCCCGGTGATCGCCCCGCCCCTGCCGATACGTATCCGAACAACGAGGGCGTCTACCAGGCGCACCACATGACCTGTATCGAACGGCGCCGCGAGGACGATGCGCGACGTGCCGGCAAGCTGCCGCTACCGGATCCGAAGCCGAGCTGGCGCGATCGAGCGGCGGGAGATTCGTGATGGCCGCAAGGGATGAAGATCTGCGAGCTGTGTACCAGCGTCTCGTAAAAGAGTTCGGTGGATCCACACCTCGAACCAAGACCGAGCAGCGACGCATCGCCTTCGAAGAGATCCTTCGCAACACGCTGAACGAGCAACGCGCGAAGAAGATCGATGAACTCAAGTACCCAGGCAAGAAGGCCAAGCTTGTCGACGGTCCGCTTGCCGGTCGCGTCGTGCGAGTCGTCGCGCATGCGCTCGACTTGCGCATCGTCGTTGGCCCCGACGGTGGCTTGCTCGATAGCGCGTGCTGCAAGGACTGGATCTACGCGGGCGCCGTGAGCGACTACGTTTTGACCGAGGATGTCGTCGACGGACATCCCGCGTACGCGTTTCAACCACGCGGCGGTGGCGGTCGCGCGTATCCCAAATAGGGAGGAGAACCGATGTCGTTTGTGGTCCCCAGCTCCGCGCTTTCGACTGCTGTCGATTTGCTCGTCCAACACGAGACACGACTCGCAGCCGACCATCGCGCGGAACGATATGACCTACAGGCCGAGCGCGAGCTATTGAGCGTGACGCGCGAAGCGATCAAGGAGTGCCAGACGGTACTCGATAAGGCGCGCACAGATGGACGTCACGGGCGCCGACATCGCCGGCAACATTCTTGACTTATGTCCGGATTGTTCGCTAGCGTCTGTGTGTCGGGTGGCGGTGGTAGGAGCCTAGTCACTGTGTTCCGCTGCATACTCAAGGGCACGTCGGTGGTCACCTTTCGTGCGAACTGGCAACGAGCGGCAGCTCGGTGGTGACCATGCCAGGCAACCTACGCGGACCCCGCTACTCGGCATCCATGAAGAGAGAGTGCCATACGCGACGGCGGGCGCTGACCTGGTGCAAAGGTCAGCGCCGCGCCTGAGCGACCGGAGGTCTCCCCATTGCGAGAACAGGACCGCATGCGCTGCCCGCACTGCAGCGCCGTGATCGCCATCGTCGTGCACCAAGAACCACTCAGCGACGACGAGCGCACGATCACGGAAGAGATCACAGAGATCGCGTACAAGTACGGCATGTCGTTGAAGCACGTGCAGGGTCGCGATCAGACGCGAGCAACGGTTCGAGCCCGCGCGCACATTGCCCATCACCTCCGCGACAAGCACCGGCTCACGCTCAGTGTAATCGGTCGCATCCTCGGCAACCGCGACCACTCGACGATGTCGAATCTGCTCTCCAAACACCCATTAAGGATTGTGGACAACCCAGGGGATAACTCAGTGGACAACGTGTCGACACCTGCCGACGCCGAAAGTTGCCCACAAGTTGCCGACACGTTATCTACAGATTTGTCCACAGGTGAAGAGACGTCGTGCTAGCGACTTGCGCCATATCGACCCCAGTTATGAACAACCCAACAGCAACAAGTTATCTCTCTAAGAGAACTAAGAAATTGTTGTATAGCACCAGCGGGATGCGTGGCCAGGCGGCTCTGCCCGGTTTGCGGATCACTGTTACCCCGACCCGTTCATGGGTTGGGTTCGACCATGATGCGACGGCCGCGGCGGTGCCGCTTGGCCACGTCCCTACCTCCAAACCAAAAGGGAGCACGCTATGAAGCAGTACATCATTTTCGCGACTGCGATCCTCTTCCTGACTGGCTGCAGCACGAACGAAACAACGGCGCCGGGGGTCGTCGGTATCGATGAAGGTGCGACGCTGCTCCAGCAAGGCGGCGACGCCGACGAGGTCGCGGTCGGCGCCGTCGAGGACGTGCTCGAGCCGCCGATCGGTGTTGCCGGCTTCCCACGCGTGCCGGGCGACGAGCACAAAGGCGCGGCGCAGCACATGATCGTCTTGACCGGTGATCACCAGGGCGAGATCTGGTACTCGTTGCCCGACGTCGAGGCGGACGAACTCGACGACTCGGACGTGATCATCATCGTCTACGACGCAGGCCGCGTTGAGGAGTCGACCTGGGGCGGAATCAAGGACCGGTTCCGGAACACGTAAACGGCTGGGCTCGTCGGGACCAGCTCGGCGAGCCCTTCCCCCCACTCACTCAACGGAGGTCGAAAGACGATGCGATACTTACTAGCACTTCTACTGGTCGCGATCCCTGCGACCGCCTACTCGGGCACGATCCACGGTCTCGATTACGTCGTGACGCAAGGCACGGCCATCGTCGTCGAGTGCGACCGTCACGAGCCCGGCGACTTCCCTGACATCGACTGGAACTACAACGGCGGCGACGACCAGCGACTCGCGCGGACGAGCCAGGCGCTCAACAACGGCATCTGGTACTCACCGGACTTCCCGAACGGCGGCGGCGCCTACCGGGGCGCGGCGATTTCCGATGGGCCGAGCGTCGCGTCGGGGCGCGGTGTGTTTCGCTACCTCGGTGCCAACGGTCAATGGCAACAGGTCGTGATACGGATGCGTGTCGACCCATCAAGGGAACTTGAGACGCTGTCGCCGATCGACAACGTCGACTACCAGTTCCCCGACCCACGCGCGGCGGGCGAGTGGATTCACCAGCTCAACTGCCAGAAGACGGTCGAGTTGCCCGGTGGGCAGACGGGCGTCGTTCCCTACTACGGGGCGCACATGGTGCCCTACGACTACAACCCGACGCCGACGACGTTCGAGATCCAGGAGATGTCGACGGTCGACGTGCCGGCGCTCTTCGGGATGATGTCCTACGACGACGCGTACGCGTCGACCGCGGCGGGTGCCGCGGCGCTCAACAGCGGCTCGGCCTCGAACCCGTACGGTCCCAACTCGGTCGAGGGCCAGAAGTATGCCTGGGACAACATGCAGACGATCATGCGTCTGATGGAGACCGGGCCAATCGAACCCGTACCCGGCGAGGAGGCGACGGTGTCGGTCAGGCTCGACGAGTTCGGCGATTACGTCTGGCTCACCGAGTGGGTGATCCTCGGTCCGATCCTCGGTGACTGGGCGGCGGCAGCGGAGATCGGGCCGTCGAGCTGGAACGACGACATGGACGCGGCCGTTGGCAACTTCGAGAGCTACATGACGATCACAGACGATCCGCAAGGCCTGTTCGAGGCGGAGTCGGTGTCGGTCGAGCCCACGAGTTGGAGCGGAGCGAAGGACTACTTCCACCCGAGACACAACCGCTGGCGGTAGGTTTGTCCGCGGGCCTGGTGCGGCTTAGAAAACGGGGCGCTCGATGAGAAGTTCTCGCGTGTGTCCTTTGATCTATGAGGGACCTGCCGGGCCCGCGGCTTCAACTTCGGAGGGACGACCCTATGCTTGGAGATCCAAGAATCGACTGGGACTTTCTCGACACGCCTCCACCACCGGTCATTGAGCGGTACGGTCGGCGCGACGACGGCGACGGTGACAGCAGCGGTCGCCGCGTCGTCGCACCGGAGCGGATCGTGTTCGTGCACGAGCACCCCGGCCGGTCGTGGCGCGTGTTCATGATCTGCGCGACGGTCGGCTGGGTCGCGCTCCTCGTGTCGAGCTGGTGGCAATGAGAGCCAAGGTCATCAAGTCGAACGAGTGGTGGGAGATGGATCAGGACGAGCGCCAGGCGTTTGCGGACGGCACTGATCGCGTGATCACGATGGAGGAGGAGAACGACGGCCTCGGCGTCGTGATCCACGCCGAGGTGTTCGATCGCGACAAGCGCGGCCTGTTCATCTATCGGGCACGGAACACATTTCCCGAGAGGTTTACGCTGCCCCACGCGGACTGGTGCGCGATCGTCGAGTGGTGGGCGATCAATCAATGGGAGGCGACGGGCAACGACGAGAACACGAACGATAGCTTTGACGAGGGCGAAGTAGCCGAGGTAGAACCCAAGACGGAGGTGCCGAAGTGAGCAGGACATCGTTGCCGATCAACCCCAACAACCCAGTGCCGAAGGACTACTTGCTCTTCAAGCGCACGCGCGGTGGTACGGAGCGAGAGATCGGTCGCGTGACGCGCGGCAAGTTCTCGGGACGTGTCGAGATCACGCCGGACGAGCTTGCGTCGATCTTCCGGCTCGAATGCGGAACACCGACTGTCTCACTGGACGACGCGAAGGTGCTCGTCCCGTTTGAGCAGTACGAGGCGGCCGAGGAACAGATCAAGCAGCGCGACGAGTTGATTCGCAAGATGGACGAGGTGCTCGCATCGATCGCGCCGCCCGTTGCTGGCGAGACGAGCGTCGAGGCGATCGTTCGCACCATTGAGGATCTGAAGGTGAAGCTCGCCGCAAAGAAGACGACGCGCAAGAAGGCCGCATCGAAGGCGAAGGGGCCTGTCGAGCCGCGCGAGACTGTCGCGCCAGGGGCGGCAGAAGCGGTGGGAGGCTCGGCGGCCCCTTCTTCTGACACCGAGACAAAAGGGAACGCGTTGCTATGACCGACGAAGTCCTCGATTACGACTCGACCGAGTCGCAGCCCAAGGGGCCGCGCGCCATCGTTCGTGTCGTTGGACCGGTGATTGGTCCAGCACCGCTGCAGACGTTCCTGCAGAAGCTCGCCGACGAGGGAATCTACCCTGGCGATTACCAGGTGCTAATCGTCGGTTCGGCGACCCCGAAGACGAAGGCTGGTCTGATCAAGGCGGCCGGCGATGGGGAGTCAGCGCAGGTCGAGACGTTGCCGGCGTTCATCGTGATCTACGCGGTGACCTCGTGCGAGCACCAGCTCGACCCCGTTCTATGCAAGGACTGCCGCCCGGCCAAGCCGGCGGCTCACTAGTTTTCGTCGCGGCTCCAACCGACCGCGGCGACCGCTGGGTCGGGCTCGCCAACCTTTGAGCGGGCGGGCGATCACCCGGCTCAGCACCTGACTTATGACACGCATCCCCATCCAGCCGTGCTTCCGCGAGGAGCACATGCAGATCCAGCTCGCGTCGATCCTGAAGATGGACGGCGTGCTCAAGCCTGGTGTCGTCTTCCACCACTCGCCGAACGAGACTGCGATGGGCGCACGGTGGGTGACGAAGCTGCTACGGAGCGGCATGCAGACCGGCTGGCCTGACTTTGAGTTCGTCGACAACTTCGCCGACATCTACTCGTGCGCTCGCTTCTCGGCGTTGGAGTTGAAGATGCCTGGCGGTTCGCTGTCGAAGGCACAGCGCGCGACACGTGACCGGCTGAAAGCGACGGACGCCAACTGGCACTGCGCTCGGTCGATTCCCGACGCTCTCGAGACACTCCAGGAGTGGGGCCTCGTGCGTCGGGACGTGGAGTGGTTTGAGCTGTGACGGACTGGTGCTGGCTCGCCGCAGACGCGGCCAAGGTGCGACCGTGGAAGGCCCGGAAACACAGCGGGGAAACGGTGGGATGAAGAACCACACGAAAAACGCGCCCCCACCAGTGGGCACCAGTCCGAAGACATTGGATCGAAGGGAGTTTCGAGTCGCCTCGTCGGCCTCGAAGGAGGTGGGCGTGGAACTTTCTGGGGAGACGAAGCGCCCAGACGAGGCGGCTCGATCACGATCATCACACACAAGGAGGCACCATGATCACGAACAAGATGGTCAGGTATGAGGCGCCGGAAGGTGGGACGGGTTGGTTCGACATCACGGAGGTGCTGAGCGTGGCGCCGTGGAAGGGGCTCAAGGACGAAGCCAAGGAGCAATACCTGATTACGTTCCGTGGACACGAAGAGGGCTTTGGCATGACAGCGCGCCCGCACGCGGTCCGAGCGAAGAGGACCGAGGCGCTGGAAGCTATCTTCGCACAGCACTTCAACGCGTAAAACGAAGGAGGCACCCCATGATCGACTTTGCTGCCATCGCGTTCTCGCTGATCGTGGCGAACGCCGACACGCTGCAGCACCAGGTGGACGTCTGTGGTCCACGCGAGGAGCTGATGGAGTACGCGTCGCCGCTGACCTTCTGGTCGGAAGCGATCGACGCCCAGCAATGCACGCCGCTCCAGATCGAGAACGGCCAGTGCATCGAGGACGGTCCCGGCCGACAGTCCTTCCGCTACCGCTACCAGACCAGCGAGGGAATCAAGGTCCTCGTTGCCCTCCAGGAAGGCGACCAGACCGTCCTCGAGGACCACAGGCAGCTCGACACGCAGCCCTATTGCAACGTCGGGTTGCTGGTGGAGCCGGGCGCCTATGAGCCGTTCTTCATCACGGTGCTCACGCCACCGCTGAGCTCATCGCTCGTCGGTACGTCGCTCGACATCGACGAGTACTGGGAGGCCTACGGCATCAACCGGTGCGGTCCGAACCCGTTCAAGTTCGCCGGCCACACCCCGGCCGAGGCCCACCTCCACGCGGCCCAGGTGGCGAGCGGTCACTTCCACCTGATGGACCTCCTCACGGGCAACCTGGAATGGCGCCTGATCGGGGCGTGGTGCGAGGGCTATGTCTCCTACCTTCGGAACCAGAACCTGGGCTTCATGGTGCCGCCCGAGCGCCGGGAGTTCCGCACCTGGCTCTTCGATCAACTGGAGATGCTCGACCCGTTCAACATCTTCGGCGACGCCGATACGGCGGTCGAGGAGGGCGAGGCGCCACCGATCGAACCCGAGCTCGAGTCGGCGACGTGGACCGATGTCAAGGGGGTGTTCCGATGATCTGGTACGCGCTTGCGTTCCTGCTCGTGTGCGTCATAGCGGCGGTGTTGGGGCACGCCCACCGACAACCGAGCCAGTGGGACCAATACATGGCGAGCCACCAGGCGGCCGACAAAGCCGAGGCGCGGCGCCGAGGCGAGTGGATGGACAAGCGACAGGTGCTTGAGGATGACGGGCAATGAGCAACTTCCTACAGACGCTCTCGATCCGGTTCCACGGACACGGACGCCGGACCGAGCCCATCGCGGGCGTCAAGAAGACGCCGATCCTCCTGAACCTCGACCTCATCACCGCCGCTTGCCCGGACGCGTCGGAAGACCGATCGCAGGTCTGGTTTGCCAACGAGGACGAGCCTTACGTCATCGAGATCGCGTTCGATAAGCTCGCGATCCTTCTCGGCTGTCGTGATGGACCGGGTTGAGTCGGAGCTACGGGCGGAGGTGGCTGGGCTGCGATCGATGCTTGGCCTGGTGAAGACGCACCTGCTCGCCGGCCGGACGACCGACGCCATCGCCGTCATCGAGGACACCTTGCTCGAACGCAAGCGCGAGCGCCGACGCAAGGCCGCCAAGGCCAGGCGGGAACGCAAGTGACGCACTACGAGAGTGATGCGAGCTTCAAGCATTCACAGGAGGTGGCGGCACGGCTCTTGCGGCACGACCTCGGCATGTCGCGGCACTGGCGTAATAGCGCCTACGACTACCGTCGCGCCGTCTGTAGGGACGGCATCGTGCAGGCCAGGTACACCACGCGCTGCGCGAAGCTGGTCAAGTGCCCACGGTGCCGCAACTGGCTGCGCGGCAACCACCGGATCTAAACTAGGAGGCACCCAATGGGAGTTAGCACCGACGCTTTGCTCTTCTGGGGCATCGCGTTCCCCGACGAGTACGACAGAGAAGAGGAACGCGACGACGACGAACCGAACCCGCTCCGCTCGGACTGGGAGACGGTCTACTGCGAGGCCCGCGGCCTCAAGCGACCGCACGTCGACTGGATCGAGGACGGCAAGCACGGCTGGGATCCCGCCACACCCGAGCAACGCCAGGCACTCGACGCCTACCGCGAGGCCAGACGGCAGCTCATCGACGCCTGCCCCTGCGAGATCACGTTCCATTGCAGCAGCGAGTCCCCGATGCTTGTCGTCGCGCTCAAACGGACGCTACAAAAGGCTCGCCGAGGGTACCCCGTCGAGCCCGAGCTATCGATCATCAGTGTCGACGAGCGGGCTGCCTTCGAGGAGTTCATGGACCTGCTGAAGATTCCATCCGACGGACACTGGCCGCGCTGGTGGCTCGCGAGCTATTGGGGATAACAATGCCAAACGACGAAAACAGCAGCATCGCACTCTGGTCGCAGACGCTCATCCTCGCTTGCATGGAGGCCTTGACCACCGCGAACGAAGTGTTCGAGAAGGCGGGCTCGGGCGAGCGCGCCGGCTGTATCGTGGTGCCCTACATCGTCAGCCCTGACGACACGGTGACCTCTGGCATTGCGGTCGATCACGATCTAGGCGCCGCGATGCGGAGAGAACCAGCCATCGCGAAGGCGGCAATCATTGATCTACTCGACGGTGCTCGGAAGATGATCGAGGACCCAAGCGGCGCAACCGAGATGGAGATCGTGGTGAATCGTGAACCCGACTCAGAGTGATAGCTCGTCCAACGCGTTCTGCAGATCGTCGATCACCGCGTCCCGCCACTCCTCCACCGTCTCGGGCAGCCCGTCCGATGGACCATCCTCGTGCGTGTCCAGCGCCTCCCCAAGCCCCTCACCCCACGACTCGCACTCGTCGGCTTTCTCTTCCATCTCCGACTCCATCGCGCTCATCAACTCGCCAGCCTCCCGGTACTCCTCCGCCACCTCTGAGGCCTCCGACGCCGCATCATCCACGACCGACCGCAGCGATTCCAGGTCCCCATCCCACTCGTTCATCGCGTCCTCCACGTTCTCCCGCGCCGCGTACAGCCGGCTCAGCTTGTCCGAACCCGTCATCTCCGACGGTCGCCACGTAGCACAGGCCTCGTGGCGTGCCTTCTTAGGCCCATAGCGGGCCTTGATCCACTTATAGCCTACGCCTGCACTGATCGGCCGCTCACAGGCCTCACACGGCCCCTGTGCCAACCTCGCCTTCTTCACGTGGTGTACTCGCATCTCGGGTGCCTCCTCACTTCTGGTTAGTAATTGACCACCGCCACTCGTGCGCTTGCCACCGCCCCTGGCGGATGTTTTGAAGGGGGAGCGATACGGCCGCTCAGCGTAACTCCCACGCTCGCGGTCGTTTCCAGGAACCCGCAAGCCGTCGCTCCCCAAAACTGTCTTTAGTCGACTTTGATCACCATCAACTTGTCTTTTGGGATCAACGCGACGATCTCTTCCCACGTCGGCGCGTCTTTCTCGCCCAAGAACTCCTCTGCCAGACGACCACCAGAGCCAAACTCGTGCGTGTAGACCGGCCGGCCGAGTGTCGCTTCGACGGCCTTATGAAACTCGTGGAAGGGCATGCACAAGCGTTGCTGGAACAACTGAAATTCGCAGCGCTCGTGGCTGTTCATGTCCTTCCAGGCACCAGATTCGGCCATCGCGATCGCTTGCTCTTTGGTTAATTGTTTCACCTGGTTCTCCTTATGCCGCCAGCAACGCGCCGACGAGTGCCTTCGCCTGTGGTGGGCACACGGCGTTACCGAGGCCCGTGATGATCTGCGCCCGCGTCGCCCCCTCGGGCCAGCGGTAGTCCTCGGGGAAGCCCATCGCGCGAGCGTTCTCCCGTACGGTCAGCGGCCGGTAGTGGTCGCCGTCGACGACCACCCATTGGTCGCCCGTCGTGATCGTGCGGATGGGCTCGTCGAGCGCGACGCCGGGGTGGTTCGTGACGTGCTGCGATAGAAACCGTCGCCCGAGCCGCTTGCGTCCGCGTGCGATCCGCTCGCGTACCTTCTCGGTCGCCTGGTCGACCGGCCGCCACCTGCCCTGGTCCCAGTCGATCGACGGGCCGAACGCGGGCTCGACCGTCGATGGGTTGAGGTCGAGCCGTACTGGCTTCCGCGTGCCGGTGATGAAGAGGCGGCGCCGCCGCTGCGGTACGCCGAAGTGCGATGCGGTCAACACGTGCTCTTGTAGGTGATAGCCGAGGCGCCTGAGCGCTTCGAGCCATAGGTCGTAGAGGATCCAGTCGCTGCGCATCGAGGGTACGTTCTCGACCAGTAGCACGTCGGGTTGCGTGACCTGGGCGCAGTCGACGACCGCCCAGGCCGTTGCGCGGAGCTTGTCGTGGTAGACACGGCGCCGGGGTCGTGAGGCCGAGGAGTTGCCCTGGCACGCTGGTGCGGCGAGGAGCATGTTGAAGTCCGGTAGCGTCGTCCAGTCGGCCTCCTCGAGTCGGGCGCATCGGTGCTCGGCGCCGGGGTGGTTCATCGCGTGCGCGTCGACCGCGAACTGCCAGTGGTTTGCGCAGAAGACGATCTCGGCGCCCGCGTGCTCGGCGCCGATCGATAGTCCGCCGCAGCCTGCGAAGAGGTCGGCGGCCTTCATGAGTCGAGCGGGTTGATTCGTTGCCATGCCCTCGGTCGCTGGTTGTCGTCCGCGCCGATGATGATGTCAGCAGGATCGGTGAGTGGCGTCGAATCGGTGCGTGCTTCGATTCGCAGGCTGTCGAACGCGGTCGCCTTGTCGATGCCATTGCCGACAGCGAGCACGAGGTCTTCCTCGATCCCTTCCTCGATCCCTTCGCCTCGGATGTCTACGGTGATGTGGAGTTTCACGGGGTGCCCTCCGGTTTGGGGTAGCGGCTGGCGACGCATCGGGCGCACGTCTTGCAGCGGTCGGCCTCCGGTAGCTTCCACCAGGCGGCGAACATCACCGTGCGGTCGGTGAACGACCAGTTGTACCAGGGCTTGCCGTGTCCGCAGGCGGTCTCGACGAGGCCGAGCGGATCAGGCGCGTGGAGCTTGGCGCCCCGACGAGGCGCCGGGGGCGCGGCCTTTCAGGCCGCACCCTTGTCAGCACCACTCTTCACGGTCGCGCGCCATGCCTTCGGGTCGACCACCTCGGCCGAGTCGAGCGGGAAGCTCTTTTTCGTCCGCGACCACTTGCCGCTGCCGGTTCGGCCGCAGCCGGTGAAGCTGTTGCTACCAACCTCGCGTACGATGTAGAAGCCCTGCGACATACCCGAGTCGCGGACCTGCACGATCGCGCCAGGCTCGATGCCATCCTCGGTCGCGAGGTCGTTCTTCGCGGCGCCGTTCGTCTTGGCCTTGGCGGCCTTGGCCTTCTTCCCCTTGGGCTTCGGCTGGCCGTTCGTCTCGGTGACCGTACCGCCGAGGAAGGTGCGTAGCTCGTCCATCTTGCCGGTCGATGCTAGGCGGAGCACGGTGCTCGCGTACCGCGTGCCCTTGCCCTTGCCCAGGATACGCTCGGCTGCGGCGTGGATCGATGCGCGCTCTTCGGCGGGAATGCGGACCGCAAACGTGCAGAGTTCGGTGGAAGGATTCTTATTGGCCATCGGGTGCCTCCGTTGGTGTGGTGTGGTTGCTACTGAAACCGGCGCTCGCCCATCGTGCCCCGCCGTCGCGGGGTGGTTGCGCTTGGCACGCTCCTCGGCCAGTAGCTCGCCGCTGCCGCGACCGTCGCGGGGTTGGCGATAACTATCGACTCGGATCGATGAGCGCCTTGTTGCTCGACCAGACCGGCCGGCATTGTGGCGTCTCGCAGGCGATATTGTAGCTCGTCGCGACGCGTATCCACACGATGCCGTCGTCTAGATCCTGTTCTGGCAGGTGTTTTTCGCAGCGGATCTCGCCATCGCACTCGCCAGTCTCGGGATTGGTCGCTTGGTAAAGTTTCACGGCGCCCTCCTTGATTGTTCAGCTTACCTCGTTCGGCGCGTCCGGAGCCTTGGGTTTGCGTGGTGGGCGTTGCCGCCGTTGCCTTCCGTGCTCTCCCGGCTCGCGCCGCACGCCCATAACCCATTGCAAGGCCTGGTCCACAAGCTATGATCGCGTAACTCCGCATGGAATCGTCGAGCGCCGACCGAGCTCGGGTCGTCACACCCAGACATCTGTGGCAGATTGCACTCCGGGCGTTGCTTTTGGCAGTATGTGGATCAGAGAAGGGGGGAGGCACCCACTTGGCCGCCATCAACACACCGCTCCGCAACCGCATGGTCGCGCACGAGGACGTCGACCCGTCGTCGCTTCGACCGCATCCCGACAACTGGCGCCGCCACCCGAACAACCAGCTCGGCGCCCTCGACGGTGCCCTCGCCGAACTCGGCTGGGTGCAGACGGTCATCGTCAACAAGACGACCGGCCACCTGCTTGACGGCCACGCGCGCGTCAAGATCGCGGTCGAGCGCGGCGAGCCCACCGTACCGATTACCGTCGTCGAGATGACCGAGGACGAGGAGTTGCTGTTCCTCGCGACCTTCGACCCGCTTGCCGAGATGGCGGGGACCCACGCGAAAGAACTCGGCTCCATCCTCGAGCGGATCCAGGACGTCAAGTCCTCGCACCTCGACGTGTTACTCGACGCCCTGCGCCGCCGCGCGGGGCTCGCCGCGAAGGTCCTCACCACCAAGCGTTCGTCATCGACGCAGCTCGACGTCGAACCGTTCGAGGTAGGTGAGGTGCGCGAGCTGGGACGGCACCGCGTCATGTGCGGCGACTCGACCGATGCCGAAGATGTGATGAAGCTCTCGGGTCGACCAGAGACCAATACCGAGTCACCGACGCTGCTCGTGACCGATCCACCCTACGGAGTCGACTACGAGTCGCCGGGGCGTGTCGAGAAGCACAAGCCGATCGAAGGCGACGTCACGCCCGAGTCAGCCGAGCATATCTACCGAGCTGCATTTGAGATCGCGAAGGCGTACCTCGCTCCTGGTGGAGCGTTTTATTGCTGCTCGCCCACGGGCGACATCTTCCCGCGCATGATCACGACGATACAGGAGATCGGGTTTCACTATTCGCTGGCAATCATGTGGGTGAAGGATCAGCAGACGTACTCCCGCTGGGACTACAACCCCCAGCACGAGGCGATCCTCTACGGCTGGAAGCCCGGTGCGGAACGCTTCTTCTCCGGGCGTGGCGAGTCGACCGTCTGGCAGATCGACCGCCCGCGCGTCTCGAAGGAGCATCCGACCATGAAGCCGATCGAACTCATGGCGCGTGCGATCCGGAACTCGAGCCGGCGCGACGAGTGGGTCTACGATCCGTTCGGTGGATCCGGCACGACGCTGCTGGCGGCCGAGACGCTCGGTCGTCGGTGCGTGATGATGGAGAAGGACCCGGAGTACTGCGGGCTGATCGCGCGGCGGTACGCCGAGCTCACGGCGGAGGAGGACGAGTGAGCGTGGATTGTATGCACGTCAACATCGCCGACGACGCGAACTTCGGCACCTGCGCGGATTGCGGTGCGAAAAACGTCAGGCGAGCGCTGGCACCGATGGGAGTTCGAATAGCAACGGATGCCGACGGCGACAAGACCTGCGGCAACTGCGACGCGTTCAGCGTGAAGGTGCCATCCGATGACGTCGACGCCGGTAAGTGTTTTGGCTGGGCCGAGCAGGGTACTTGCTGGGTCGACTCGACGATGGTTTGCGACCGATGGTCGCTCGAGAAGCTCTACGACGACGACGGGAAGCGGATCCAATGACCGACGAAAGCGTCCGTCACGCCATCAGCGAGATCATCATCGAGGACCACCCGAGCGGCCTGTGCTGCGAGCACACGATGCCGTGTGCTATCTGCCTCGACGAGAAGGCTGTCCATAACATGAACACGCGCATCTTCGCGCCGTGCTGGTCTTGCCAGGATCACGGCTGGATGACGATTCGCGTCCCAGCATGGGTCGCTCGACTCTTCGGCGGACAACTCGAGCAGTGGCGACGGAGGCCGAGACGCTGAGATGCCGAAGGGAGCCGCATCCCCGAACAGCAAGCAAAACGTCAACGCGGCGAAGCGACAAGCGCAGGCCATCGAGCTACGCCTCGCCGGCCTCACGCTTCAGCAGATCTCCGACGAGCTCGGCTATGCGCACCGCCGCGGCGCAAGCCAAGCGATCGAAGTCGGTCTCAAGAAGATGCTCAGCGTTCCTGCCGAGCAGATGCGATCGTTGGAAAACCATCGCATCGACGCGCTGCAGGCGAGCATCTGGCCGAAGTGCCTCAACGGTGACCTCGATGCGATCCGCGTGTGCCTCCAGATCATGCAGCGGCGAGCCCGCCTCAACGGACTCGACCTCCAGCTTCCCGACACCCAGGTCAACGTGGGCGTGCTACCAGGCGCCGAAGTGAATCTGAATGTCAGCGTCCCCAAAGACCCGGACGCTCAAGAGCGCCTCGCAGATCACCTCCGCGAGGTCGAAGCTATACTCGACGCAAGCAGCCCTGGCGAGGACACACCCGCTCTACCTGGCTGAGTTCGTCTTCCGCCTGAAGGCGCGGAAGTTCGATCGGCTCTGGCATGACGCGGTCCTCGGTGAGAAGCGCGCCATCATCGAGGCGCCCGTCGAGCACGGGAAGACGACGCAACTCTCCGTCGTCGCCGGCACCTGGCTGATCGGCGACAACCCCGACCGACGCCTCATCTCCATCTCCAACTCCGCCGACCAGGCGAAGCAGCGCCTCGGCCAGATCAAGACCGTCATCGAGCACTCGTGGCGCTTGAAGATGGCCTTTCCCGATCGCATCAACGAGAAGACCGGCTGGCCGATACCGGGACTGCGTCGCGAACAGCGCCGCGGCTGGCCGAACGCGTGGCTGCAGGACCGCATCATCGTCGAGCGGTCACCTCGAGCCGCGCTGCAGCAGAAGGAGTACTCGATCCAAGCGATCGGGTACCAGGGCAAGTTTCTCGGCGCGCGTATCGACGGTGCCATCCTCGACGACGTCCTCGACAACGACAACACGAACTCCCCCAAGCTCCGCGAGAACATCCACAACTGGTACAAGGACGTGCTCGTCGGCCGTATCACGAAGAACGGCTTCATCTGGATCATCGGCACCGCGTGGAACGAACTCGACCTGGTGCAGTGGTTGAAGCGCACGCAGTCGAAGAAGATGGGCGGCCAGTACGCGGTCAAGACGTTCAAGGCAGGCCAGGAGCCGTGCATCTGGGAGGAGGAGTGGCCGAAGGAACGCCTTGCCGAGCGGAAGCGCGAGATTGGTACCGTCGCGTACAACCGGCAGATGCTCAACATCCCGATCGGCGAAATGTCGCAGTTCATTCCGATGGGCAAGGTACGCGAGTGTCAGCGTCTCTGCACGGACCCGCCGGGCTGGTTCCATCGCCTCGACGCGGAAGCGCGCCAGCAGTTCCATTGGATCACCGCAGGTGTCGACCTCGGGATGTCGCGGGCGATTGGGAACGCCGAGACCGGGATCGTCGTGCTCGGCCACCACAAGGACGGCTTCCGCCACCTGATCCACTGCCGGTCGGGTCTCTGGGTCGGCACGCCGATCCTCGTCCAGATGCTGATCGTGCAGCACCTCTTTGGTGTCAACGAGTGGCTGTTCGAGACGAACGCCGCGCAGGCCCACGTGGCGGAGATGGCGACCGACACGACGATCATGCGCGCCCTCTGCAAGGAGGACGCGGAACTGGCGTCTCTCAAGATCGACCCCGACCTTGGCGGTCGATTGCGGATGTTCGGCCAGAACACCGGCAGCAACCGCAACGACGAGCGCTGGGGCATCCGTGGGCTCGGCCCGCAGTTCGAGGCGCTGAAGTTCCGGATACCGGGCGACTCGAACCAGCCCGAGGTGTTACCGAGCGTGGAACAGCTCCTCGACGGCCTCTCGAAGTACTCGCCGTTCGAGCACCCAGCCGATCTCGTTGTCGGCCTGTGGCTTGCGCACGTGCGCATGGGTGGCCGTGGCGAGCGCCTCGGCCTCGGCGTTCGGTCGACGCGGAATCGTTGACCGACGATCCCGGAGAGGTCTAGGATGGCTCGTCCGTCACATCCATTCACCGAACAAGGAGGCACCCAATGGTCGCACCGACGACACCCGAGGATCAGTTGGCCTGGAAGGAAGAGACCGATACCGCGCTCGGCGTGGCGCAGCTCGACATGAAGGAGATTCCCGCCAAGCTCACGATCGGATCGCACCTCGTCGGCACGGCCCGCGCCGACGCGCTCGACGCGATCCTGCCGCTACTCTCGCAGACGCGCGAGGCTGTCGTCGAGTCGCGCCAGCCGATGGCGTCCGAGAACGGCTGCAACCAGCGCTGGTCGATGGTGGATCTCGAGTACGACACCGACGAGCTCACCTTCCGGCTCACGGTCAATTCGGGCGACTGGCAGTACCAGGCCGACGTCCTGAAGTCGGTCGAGAAGTCGCTTGCGTTGCACGCGAACCGCATTCGCGAGCAGCAAGCCCGCGCCGCATCCCAACCGGCACCGCTTGCTCAGTCGCGTCAGCCTGCACCACTCGCGCCTCGGTAGGCGCACACGCACCAGGAGGTGCGAGAGATGCCTGAAACGAAGACCGGTCTCGGAGTTCGATCCTTCAAGCACCTCAGCCCATCGGACGGCGGCGATACCTGGCAACGCGTTCCGAAGGTCTACAATCGCAACCTCGTCAACGCGGTATGGGCCGACCAGCAGAAGGCGCGGCAGAGTCGATCGGAAACGTCCGAGGTCCAGGGCCAGGACTACATCGAGCCGCCGTTTGACCTCGACGTGCTCAGCGACCTGTTGCTCGAGAACGTCGACTTCTTCGCGGTCGTGGATCAGTTCGCGATCGACGTCGCGGGGCTCGGTTTCGATCTCGTCGATCGCGAGCAGCCCGGTGGACCCGCGACGGTTCCCGAGCAAGGCGAGATCGAACCGACCGCAGCCTCCGACACGATTGCGCAGCAGCAGCGCGCCGAGGCCGAGAGGTTCTTCGACGAGGTCGCCGTCGACTTCAACGGCAAGAAAATCCCGTTCACCGAGTTGCTCAAGTGCGTTGTGATGGACGAGGAGGCACTCGGCAACAGCGGCATGGAGGTCTCGCGGGACCACACCGCACCGCCTACGCCCGCAGGCAAGCAACCGATCAACGGCCTTTTCCACATCCCGTTTCGCCTGATGCGCCGTCGGTTGCCGGTCAACAACGAGCCGCAGGGCTTCGTGCAGATCGGCGAAGGTGGCAAGCCGTTGACCATGTTTCGCGAGTGGCAGTCGGATCCGACCGCCGAAAGTTCACGCTTCACGGTCGCTGAGCTCCAGGGCCTGTCCGCGCATCGAGGTCGCGACCGGCCGAACGATGATCCGAACGAGACGGACATCGACCGACCAAGAACGAGTTCGCCGACTTCCGTCGGTACCACTCGAGCGAGGTTCACTACGGCGTGCCGCAGGTGATCGCTGCGCTCAACGCCGTGTACGGGCAGATCTACTCGGACGCGCGGAACCTTCGGTGGTTCATCAACCGCTCGGTGCCCGACTGGCTCGTGATGGTCAAGGCGCAGTCGTCGACGCTTCGCGACAATGCGGGGCGCGAGGAGGTCGACGACTTCCTCGACGAGGTCGAGGAGCACATGAAGCACCTGGTGCAGGGCGAGGACCACCGCACCATGATGCTGAAGGTGCCGACCGACATCCTGGAGATGGAGTGGGAGGAGCTGACGCCCGCGCCGAAGGATCAGGACTACCAGGTCTACCAGATCCGGAACCGCGACACGGTGATCCGCGCGTACCGCATGCTGCCGCACCGCATCGGCATCATCGAGACGGCGTCGCTCGGAAGCGGCTCGGGCGAGTCGCAGGAGGAGACGTACAAGCGAGCCCAGATCGATCCCCGCCAGGAGATCATCGAGAAGTTCGTCAACCAGATTCTCGACGATATGGGCTGGGACGCGATCCGGTTCAAGTTCCGCGAGATCGACGTGCTCGACGAACAGCGCGAGATGGGCATGTATACACAGGCGGTCGCATCGAAGGCGCTCACGCTGAACGAGATGCGCCGCTGGCTGTCGCGGATCGTCAAGGACCAGGACTTCCCCGACTACGACGAGCCGGACTCGGATCCGGAGGGAACGGCGCAGGCGAAGACGCCGCTCATGCTTCTCGAGCTGCAACAGGGTGGACCGTTGGTGCTACCGTTCGGCGCGGGCATCGAGCCCTTCGCACCGCCGTCGCCGAACGGCGAGGGCCAGCCGAGCTTCGGTCAGCTTCGCGCACCGGTTGAGATCGATCGAAGCTACGAGGACATCGCCCGCCTGGTTCGCGACGGTCTCGCGACGAAGGTCGAAACGCATAGGCGCCGCTTGTTCGGCGCAGGACGCAGAGGCACGAATGGCCGCCAGGAATCCAAAGCTACCGGCACCGGGAACGCCGATCGGAAGGTACCGGCAACGACGCCGGTTCGATCCACGTAGACCCGCCGAGCCCGCACCGAAGGCACCGCGCGAGACCGCCGACGCCGAATGTCCGAAGTGTCACACGGTGTCGACGACGCGTTTTCGCTACTGCTTTATGATCTGCTCGTGCGGCTGGATGCTGAAGGTCGAGCCGATGCCACGCTTCAAGCGCGAGGACGGCGAAGGCTACACCGTCTCGACCGACGTGCTCGGCGAGGTCGCACCGATCGGCTGGGAGCAGGCCCACCTCTGGCCAGGCCTCGGGACGGTGATGCGGTTCTGCCAGGCATGCAAGTCGCTCAAGCTGCAGGTGAAACGATCGAAGGGTCTCGTCGTGACGACCTGCACCTGCGTGTCGAAGCACTGCCGGCACACCGAGCAGCGTGGCGAGCACTGCAACTACGCGCATGCGGACGCCGCCGCGACGAAGGCGTGCATCGTGCGTGCGCAGGAGGACTGGGTGCGCCGAGGGCTCGCGCGGATCGAGACGGACGACCAGGGCAAGCCGATCGGTGTCCACATGCCGACGCACTCGGACGTCGACAACGCGGAGTCGTTGGCGAAGATGGTGCAGAGTGGGGAGGTACCGTCATGAGAGCTGCGATCGATGTTTATCCGGAGTTGTCCTATTTCGGCGCGGAGATCCCGCCAAGTGGGCGGCGGTTCTATGGCAATACATTTCCGGGCACCTATGCCAATCGTATGTGGTACCAGACAATCAAGCAGGCCGACGAGATGTCGACTGGCTGGGTTGGTAAGGTACGAGCCGACCGGATCCGGGCGAAACAAAGAGGCACGTCATGAGCTTCACGACTGGCACGCGCGTGATGCTCGAGCCTGTCTTTATGCGTGGTGGCCGATCACGGAAGTGGCGGCGCCGACGCAACAAGCTCCTGATGCGACAGATCCGCGAGTGGAACGCGGGCGGAGCACCGATCGGTCCGCCGTTGACCGATTACGTTGAGCTCGACAGCACGTATTACGTCGGTCGGCAGGACTCGATTCCCGTCGACGCGTCGCGTTTTAGCGAGGGTGCCGCTCGTTGGTGGAAGGAAGGAGAGAGCTGATGTGGCAACTGTTCGAGCCTCGGCTCCGGTGCGATTACTGCTTGCGCATGGTGCGGCGTTCGAAGCTGCGCGTCCAAATGCGGCGCGACAGCTACGGACACCTTGACGTCTACGCGACGTGCTGCTGGTCGAAGTGATGCGGCGCCAGATCAAGGTCTCCGATGTGGTACGGCAGGAGGTTCCGGAGGGCGTTGCTCCCGATGCATTGCCCGAGCCGCCGGGCCTCGCTGCCGTCCCTCGACGACCCATGCCGCTCGGCGGACCCACCCGTCGCATCCGTGGCGTCATGCGGCGCCAGTTCACCGCCCTCAACCGTAGCCTGGAGGCGAAGCTCGAGACGTCCGGGCTCGTCGCGGAGGTGGCACGAGACGCCTCAGACTTCCTGCGTACGGCCGACGATGACGCGAAGGCGGCGGTTGGGCGTGGTGGTCAACCTCTCGGCGAATTCAGGCGTCGGGAGATCGAGCGGCTGTTCTCACGGCCGCCGTTTCAAGCCGTATCGACTCTCATCCGCTCCGAGGTCGACGAATGGGCGCTCGAAACGACCGCCGCGCTCGACCCCGAGTATGCCAACGCCTACACGACCGGAGGCAAAGCGGCGCAACGGAAGATCGGCATCCGCGCCAACTTCGACCTGCGGAACCCCGGCATCCTTCAGGCGCTGGACGAACGCGCGAACCTGCTGACCGGTGGGATCGGCAACGACATCTTCGACCGGATGCGTACCGTGATCGGCGAGGAATTCTACCTGAAAGGGCAGGGCGTGCCGTCGGTAGCGCGCTCCTTGCAGAGCGAGTTCTCCTGGCTCAACCGCGTACGCGCCGAGACGATCGCGCACCAGGAGTCGCTTACGATCACGAGCGACGCGCAGCACACGGTCTACGCCGCATCGGGTGTCGAGTTCAAGCGGTGGATCACGACGCTCGACGGCAACGAGCGTCCGACGCACTTCGAGGCGCACGGGCAGCTCGTGAAGATCGACGAGCCCTTCATCGTCGGCGGGTCGTCGCTCTTCTTCCCCGGTGATCCAGCAGGCGAGACCGCCGAGATCATGCGATGCCGTTGCGACCACATCCCGGTCGTGATGGCCGACCAGCAGTTCCAGGGCTCGACCGTGTGGAACGGCGACGTGGCGCCCGACGAGTTCGCGAGGGCCGCGTGAGCCCGATCAACCTGAACATCGTCGACGATCGTCTGCGCCGCCTCGAGCGTCTCATCATCGGAGACACCCCGAGCGGCGGTGCGATGTTCTCGACGGGCGAAACGATCGAGTCTCGCCTGAGCGACGCCGAGGCCGCGCTGACTGCCCTGGATGCACGCGTCACCGCCCTCGAAGCAGGAGGCACTCCCGACCTGTTGCCTTATATGGTCTACGACAGCACCGGCAACACCGTCATCACCGGAACCCCGGTGCAACTGATCCTCGACGCGGTGCGACATGCCAGCTTCGCGTACTCACTCGCATCGAACGAGGTCGAGGTGCTGAACGCGGGCGTCTACGTCTTCATGGCGAGCGCCACGTACACGATCACCGATACTGCCGGCGGTACGCGTGGCTCGATGCAGGTCAACATCGAGACCGACGAGGGCTTGGGCTTCTTGCCGTTCGCTCCGGCGTACGGCTCGTCGTATCACCGCGAGACCGCTGGTGCGTCGACCTCCACGTGCTTCCTGGTGCGCGAGCTCAACGCCACCGACAAGGTACGCGTCATGCTCGATCGCACGACCGCTACCACGAACATCGATACCGTAGTCGATCAGTCGTCGTTGACGATCTTTCGAGCCGCGTAACCGGCTCACAAGGAGAGGCCGATATGCCGAACAAGATCCCCGAGACCGAAGCCGCCTGTATGAAGTGGTTGGAGGAGATGCGCACCGTCGGGGTGTCGATCAAGCTGACCGACTTCGCGACGGACGACGAGGACGCGATCCCGTTGACCGAGATCACCGTCGCGGGCAAGGCGGGCTGCAAGGTCCGCCGTCGTAACTTCGTCGACGCCGTCGGCGCAGCGTGGCGCGAGGTGCAGTTCGCGAACGCCAGCGTCTACCACGGCCAGACGGAAATGGAGCTCGCCGGATGAGCACGGGCGACCGACGATTCCAGATCACAGTCGACGTGCCGGGCGATCCGAACGAGCCGCCCGCATGTCGCAGCATGCGCGAGATCCCGGTGGCGGACGTCGAGGACGACAACTCACGTCTCGACTCGTGGCTGCCCGACACGCGCATCGCGCTCGGCAAGATCGAACGCGCGACGGTCGACATGTATCCGAACCTGCCGGGCCAGGCGATTGCCGGCCAGCTCGTGCAGGACTATCCGTGGATCAAGGTCTGGGCGTACCACCACTTCAACTTCCCGAAGTCGGAGGAGCTGGTGCGTGGCCTGCGCTCGCTCGGCTGCGTCGTGATCCGCGTGCTCGACATGATGGACGTCCGCGAGAACTCGGGAACGCTTCCGCTCGGCAACTGGAACCGCGTGCGACACGACGCGATCGAGCGGTTCGACGTTGGCGTGCGCGCACCGTGGGGTCGACACATCCACTTCTCCTCGTTCGGCCGCGGTCGGATCCTGAAGTGGGACGACATCACCGGGGCGGCGGCCGAGTACCTGCGCGAGGGCCAGGGCTTCTTCGACGAGCCCGCGCAGTTGGGCAACTTCTGGTGGTTCGATCAGCGCCGCGATGGGCTCACCGAGTGGATGGTTGCCGAGTCGCAGGCCAACTTCGACCGCGGCCTCTGGGAGCCGCAAGCTCCGGACGAGTTCCCGCTTACGCAAGAGCACCTCGACGATATGGTTGTCCAGGATGCTTACGGCGCGAACAACGAGGCGTGGATGATGAGCTTCCTCGAGCGCGTCGATGGGCAAGGCTTCGTCAACGGTGACCAGGTAGCTGGTATCGCGGCGCAGTTCTCGGAGGCTCACAACACGCGCAAGCTCAATCCCCTTGACATCGCTGCGCGCGAGGCCCACTGGCAGGCGACGCCCCACGATGTCCTCGAGATCATCACGCCGGGCGAGGAGAACGCTGAGGTGGTCTGGCAGACGGCGAGCCGTGTGCTCAACACCTGGTCCGCCGAGGGCGGTGGAGGAATGCTGTGGTGCGACGGCGAGTGGTACCCAGGTCACCCAAGCTACCCCAATGGTGCTATCACGCCGCTCATGGAGTCGCAGCGCAACGCGTTGATGCTCGACACCGGGACCTGACGCATCTCCCGTCTCCCGTGGCGTTTACTCGTTGCGGTGCTATTCTGCTACCAGGCGGTTCGCTCACGCGCACGACGGACCGCGAGCTTGCCGACTGTCCGGCATGTGAGGCCGCACCGGAGCTGACACTCGTTGAGTACGAAGGCGCAGCGGGAGAAGGAGTTGAAGGCGGAGGTCAAGGCCGCGGGCGGTCGACTGCCGCCGCGGCTGCCGATCGAGTTGCGCTGTTTCTGGTGTCACAAGAAGCTCGCCGAGGCGAGGTCTAAACGGGAGCTGCAGGGAGTCAGCATCAAATGTCCGAGATGCGGGCGGCTCGCAAAGCTATGAACAGGGATGAAGCCCAGCGGCTACTGCTGACCACGACGGCGCCGTCGGTGATTCAACCGGAGGAGGCCGATCGTCTGATCGACTTCGTCGTCGACGAGTCGGTGCTCTTCGCCGAGGCGTTCCCAATGCGCCCGCTCACGCGCTGGCAACGGTTCAGGCGGTGGGCGATGGCGCCTGTCGATCGCCTTCGGTACCGTCTCGCGTGCATCTTCTACGGCGACGAGATCGACCGTTGATACCGATCTCCGCGTTCGAATGCCGCGAGAGAAGCTTGCGGCGGTTCGTCGCTGACGGCTGGGTCTTCGATCCGATCCGCCACGAATTGAGACCAATGGCTGAGCCGATCTATTGCGGTGACGGCATCTACCTCACCGACGACGACTTCATCGATGGCGTTGACTGCGACGACGTTCGAGCGATGGAGGCGCGCGTCCTGGCGACGACCTTGCCTTTCTGTGAAGGAGCAACAGTTGTGAGCTGCAAGCATATGGCGACGGTCAATGGGCTCAGCCGCGGCGAATGCATGGACTGCGGCGCCGAGGACATCGTCCGTCACCAGCCCGACGAACGCGAAGCGATCGACATCCTGCAGCGCGCCGTCAACGCTGCGCTCGGCAACGACGCCGAGTGGTGGGTCGAGTGCCAGCGGGCGTTGGAGATCACGTTCGGCTACACGGTCACGAAGGTTCTGCAGGATGGTGCGAGCGAGCACCTCAAGCAGATGGAGGACGAGATCATCAACCCACCTCCAAAAAAAGGTTTGACCGCCCCTCTGACGCCGCGATAGGTTCCCCGTGAGCACAGGTCTTGTCACGACGCTCCACGAGGCTCTAGAAGCCCTGCGTCGTCGAAGCAGCCACCGGAATCCGCATCCCTTCCTCGAGACGGGCATGCCCGGAATGTTTCGACGACTCAGGGCTTTTCTCGTACGGAGCGCGCGGGAGGGGGGAACCGATGCCGCATGTCCACGAGGTCGCGCTTCCTGACGGGACGACCGTCATCACGGGGCCAGACTTCGACGATGCAGTCGACGGGCCAGCACCCGAGCTGGAGGAAGTCCAGCCGGGCGAGCTGCGCGCCAAGTCGATCAAGGCAACCGAGTTGCCGGCGATCGAGGCCGACGAGGCTGCACAAGCGTCGGAAGCCATCGCAGCCGCAGACTTCACGATCCTGCCCGCCTACGGGCAGGAGATCTTCAAACGCATGCGCGCGTCGACGCTCCGCTGGTCGAAGAACCAACGAGCCGCCGACGCCGCTGGCTGGCGGGCCATCCGCCAGAAGTACCGCATTGTCGGTGCGCGGGGCGAACGCCGGGCTCAGCCGGGGACCGCCAAGAGTCTGAACCTTGGCGGCACCCCGGCTGGACGCCAGGGCAGCGCGTGGCTCGTGCGCATCACCGAGGAACGCGACGCCGACCTCAAGTACGAGCGCGTCGAGCAGATCCCCGTCCCTGGTCTCCAGGGCGTCCAGGTCTCGGTCGGCTGGTCACCGATGAACCATCGGAACCCGATCTCCGTCCTCGTCCCCGATCGCCACGTCTCCGGTGGGCATGGCATGGCTGGCGCCGCGAAGTTCGTGCGCGACAACTGGCCGCACATCTGGCGCACGGCCAAGGGCCTGGCGAGCAGCACGCTCGTCCAGGCGAAGCGGATGCCGGCGCAGTCTGCTGGCAACGCGTTCCCCGAGCCCGAGCGTCCCGTCCTCTTCAAGCGGTTCCGCGGGAGCCTTCCCGACGGCGGTCGCAAGTTCGTCACCGACCCACGTGCCGCCACCCAGCAGATCGCCTACGCCGAGAACTACCGTCCCTGGGAGGTCGACCTCCAGGGCGAGTACGCGACCGAGGCCGAGGTCGAGGCGATGGGGCACGGCTTCCTGGAACGCAAGGGCCAGGGCGGCGAGATGCACGCGCGCTGGACGATGCCCGACGGCAAGCCCGCAGGTGTCGTGGTCGAGTCCTTCATCGCCCGCCGCGGTGATCCCGACTTCACCGCTGGCTCGTGGGTGACCGGTATCAAGTTCGCCGATCCCGTCTGGGAGCGGATCCAATCTGGCGAATACATCGGCACGTCGATCGGTGGCCTGTGGGCTCGACGTCCCGTCTTCGCTCGGGGGAGCTGATATGAAGCGCAAGTTCCTGAAGGACTACATCGACGGCGTGCTCGAGGAAGAGGACATCCTCGAGATCCGCGAGTCGGAGGTGCGCGAGGTGTCGGCCGTCGACCAGCCGGCGACCGGTATCGAGTTCGCCTACTTCAAGCGTGGAGGCCGCACGAAGCAGGACTTCCCCGGTCTCGGTTCGGACGCGCCCGGATCGGTCGGTGGCAATTCCTCGCTCGTCGACCTCACGAGCTACCTCGCAGCCAACCCGACGATGGACCCAGCGACGGCCGAGGCAGAGTCGGGCGTTCGCGAGGCGCTCGTCGATGACTTCGGTGGTGCCGGTGACGACGCCACAGTGTCGGACCCGCCGACGGCGGGCGACTTCAACAGCGCAAAGGGAGAGCCCGCTATGCCGCGGACCCAAAAGCAAGAGCTTGAGATGGCCGCAGTCGATCCGGCAGCGGCCCCGCCCGAGATGCCTGCGGTCGAGGTGGCCGAGGTGGAAGCGTCCGCGGTCACCTGGCCGTTGACGCAGTGCATCGCAGATGCTGAAGGCGTCGGCCTCGGCGAGAACGACGCCGTCTCCGTCTGCCAACTGATCCGCGAGGAGCTCGGGGATCCGGAAGACCCGGATTCGATCATGATCCCCGACACCCTCACACCCGAAGGCCTGATCACGTCGGCGGCGATGTCGCTCGGCTTGGCTGCGCCCGCGGGAGTCGGTGGCGGTGGTAGCGAGGAGCCTGTCGAAGGCGAGCTTCGCGCACCGAACAAGCGCAACCGTTGGCTTCGCAGACTCAAGGAGATGGCTGGTCTCAACGCACAGCCCTCCATGATCGAGCGTCGTCTCAAGCGGCTGGAGAAGGAGTTCGATGTGACCATGAAGAAGACCAACCGCGAGGTGATGGCGATCAACCGGCAGTTGCTGGCGATCATCGCCAACGACCGCGGGATCGATATGGCCAGCCTCGGCCTGGCTCCCGAGGAAGAGGCGACACCAGCAGTCGCCACTCCGCCGGCCGACGTCGCAACGGCTGCTGTCGTCGCGACCGAGCCCAAGCGCGCGAAGGACGAAGCCGCCGTGCTCGACGAGGCACCGATCGACGAGTCCGAGCGCGAAGAACTCGATCGCCTGCGTGCCCTCGAGGCATCGCTCAAGGATGGCGCCGACGTGGACACGCTCGAGGAGTCCGACGCAGACGAACTCGTCGATGCGAGCCTCGAGCCCACCGAGCCCGAGGTGACGGAGGACGCTCCTGTCCTCGTCGGTGCTGCGGAGAAGGTGAGCCGCCCGCGCCGTACGAGCGTCGCACCGACGCCTGGCTCGAAGCGCGGCCAGGAGATGGTCGTCTCGACGATCGGCGGCGGGCTCTTGATCCCGAAGGCTGATCGCGACGCGCTCGCCTAGTCGCTCGTAGCACCGGGCAACCGTTTCGCAGAGGAGAGAGAGATGGCTCGAATCCCAGTCGCCGTGATCGACCGAGACCCCGTTCCGCGGGAGAACTCGTTCGAGCGGTCGATGACCGGTGCCGACGCAAGGATCGCTGGCGACAAGTCCGTCGTGCAGTGGCTCGGTCGCGTCTTCGCCGAGATGGAGAACGAGTCCCGCGATTGGAAGATCTTCGATCGTAAGGGGCTTCGCGAGTTCTTGCGTGGTGCCAACGTCGACCTGCAGAAGGCCGTCGACACGCATGCCGACTCGTTCCCGATTCCGGAGCAGGTAGGACGTCTCGCGGAGTGCATCGATTGCTTCCGCGGCGCGTCGTTCCTGACAACGCCGGCCGACACCGCCTGTCTGCTTATCAACGATCGCAGTAAGGATCGTCGGTAGCCGGGCACCACACGAAGGTCCGAAGTTCCACTTGTGGAGCTCGGGAGGGGGGAAACAAGCATGCCCGGTTTGAGGGCCACCAATCTGCTTGGCAGATCCCGGCCACAGGTCGGTCGGCGTCTGTCGAAGGCGGAAGCACAGAAGTTCCTGCTGACGACCGTCGCACCCGCGACCATTCAGCCCGAGGAGGCTGATCGTCTGATCGACTTCGTCGTCGACGAGTCCACGCTCTTCCGCGAAGCAACGGTCGAGCGCATGACGACGAACGAGAAGGACATCCGCTACATCGACATCTCGGGCGGCATCCTTCGTCAGGCGACGTGCGCGCCGACCGATCGCAGCGCAGTGGTCGAGTCCGTGTCGATCTCGAACACGAACAAGTGCCTGCGGACGATCTCGGTCGATGCCAAGTTCTTCATGTGCGACGACGACATCGAGGACAACCTGACGGGCGCGCAGCTCGAGTCCCAGGTGCTTCGAATGGCGGCGGACCAGATCGCGAACGAGGCGGAGTTCTGGTCTCTCATGGCAAACGCCAATGGGAGCTACTCCACCGACGCCGCGACGTCACCCGTCGAGGTCAACGACGCGGTGCTTCACCTGCGCGAGGGCTGGTACCGCCAGCTCCAGCACGGGAACATTGTCGATGCGGCCTCGGTCGATGGCGGCAACACGACGCTGAGCTTCAATAAGCTCAACTGTCTGAAGACCGCGATCCCGACGAAGCACCGGCAGAACCCGGCGGCGCACCGTATCTACATGCCCTCGGACATGCTTGAGCGCGACTTCGCTACCCTGCACCAGGGCCGCGAGACCACGCTCGGCGACACGCACCACACCGGACCGATCGAGGCGCGGCACCTGCTCACCCCGATCACACCGGTACCGCTCATGCCGACAGACGTCACGCACGGCGGTTGTGGTTCGTTGCCGGATGGCAACGGTGCGTTCATGTTCCAGACCGAGCCTTCGAACATGATTCTGGGCATCCAACGCCAGATCACGTTCGAGCGCGAGCGCTGGGCCACGGACAAGCTGACGTGGTTTATCTGGACCTTCCGCTGGGACGTGCTCATCTTCAACGAGGATGCGACCGCCCTGGTGGACTCGATGACACTGACCTCTTGCGGCGATCCTTGCGGTCCTGCACCGCTGGCTGACACCTGCAATCAGTGCCTCGAGATCGGTAGTGGCGGCGAGCCTGCATAGCAGTAGCTTCGCCGTTGGTTTACCGCCGAGCTTCGCGACCACGCGATGATCGGCTAGGATCACGGAGGCTCGAGGGATGCTCGATAGGTTGCGGCCACCTGTCAGCACCCTCGTCCTCCGTGACCGAAGTCCTACCGGCTCCGTCGAGAGCCTTTGCCTACCGGCCCCGCAATAGGGCCTCGCTACAGGAGGGCACCACATGAACGCGTCGGCTCCAGCAGCCGTGCGATTGCCGATCGACGACAAGATTCGTCGCGACGTCGTTGCGCAACAGGTCGAGTCGGTCCTCGAGATCGGCGCGATGCTTGGCGATCGTCTCGCAGCCCTCGCGGATGTCGTTCCGACACGCATCGCCATCGACAACTTCCAGCCCTACTCTGGCGCCTTCGTGGATCCAGGCGCGGTGTTCCACATCGACGGGTGGGAGTTCATCAAGACGCTCCATCCGCAGTCCTTTGACGCCGTCCTTCTGATCGACTTCATCGAGCACCTCTCGACCGACCATGCCCTTGAGTTGCTCGACGAGGCGAAGCGCGTCGCCGCAAAGCTCGTGATCGTCTTCACGCCCCTCGGCATGCAGCACCGGACGCCTGCGCAGTCGCATCGCGAGTCCGGAGCGCGAGTCGCCGACCTTCCACAGAATCCAGGGCAAAAACACGTCTCTGCCTGGGAACACGCCGACCTGCAGGGGGCGGAGTTCATTACCGAGGACTGGACGACGATGGGCGGTCGGAAGGCGATCTATGCGCAGTGGGTGGCGCCATGAGGATCCTCGTCACTGGCGCCAACGGGTTCATCGGCTCGCACCTCTGCCCTGCGCTCGAGGTTCGTGGGCACCGCGTCCTCGGCATCGACCGAGCCCTTGGCGATGTCGGTGCGCCGCAAGTTGCCGAGCAGATGATCCGGGAGCTGCAGCCCGAGATGGTCGTCCACCTGGCCGCGATCTATGCGCGCTACTGGGCCGAGCAGACGCCGCACGACACCGTCGTGACGAACGCCTGCGGTACGGCACTCCTTGCGCGTGCGTGTGCAGACCACGACATCCCGATCGTCTACGCGTCCTCCAGCGAGGTGTACGGCGATCTCGGTCACGACGAGTCGATCCCTGGCGAGCGGCTGGAGCTGCCGCATAACCTCTACGGCCTGACAAAGCGCTGGGGCGAAGAGGCGATCCAACTCTACTGCCGCACCGGCATGTACCAGATCCATCGCCTGTCGATGCCCTACGGGCCGAATCAACTCGTCGGTCCGGGCAGGGCTGCGCTGCCGACGATGCTCTGGCAAGCGCATCACGGCATGCCGATCCCCGTGCATCGCGGATCGGCGCGTTCGTGGATCTGGGTGGGCGACCTGGTCGACGGCATGATCACCGCGATCGAGAAGGCACCGTGGCCGTTCGTCTGCAACATCGCCCGCGACGACGACGAGCTGCCGATGGAGACGATCGCTCGCAAGGCGTGCGCGATCGCTTCGGCCTCGCCCGTAGTCGTCAAGATCATCGATCCGCCCGAGCACGGACAGACGCTCGTCAAGCGGACGCCTTCACTCAAGCTGCGGCAACTCTACGGCTGGACGCCGACGGTCTCGATCGACGACGGCATGCGCCGCACCTACGAGTACGTCCAACACTACGACGCGGAGGGTGTATGGCACGCTCCTGTTCCATCGTAATCACCGCGCGGAACCGCGCGCACGAGCTCCAGCGCACGCTGCAGTCGATCTGCGACCAGGCGTACGACGTACCGATCCACGTCGTCGACGACGCCAGCGACGACGGGACCGGGGATGTGCTCAGCGCGAGCGACTTCGACTCGCGCGGTCAAGACGTCGCGCTTCACCGCGTCGATCGTGAGGGCGGTTACCGCAAGAACCCGGCGCCCGCCTACAACCTCGCGCACGAGAAGGCGAGCGGCGCGAAGGTAATCGAGCAGTCGGCGGAGGTCGTCCACGTGACCGACTGCGTGACGCCGTTGCTGAAGAACTGCAAGCGAGGCCGTGTGGCTTTGGCGACGGTGTTCAATGGCACCGTCGCTAGTCTCGAGCGGCTCCGTGCCGCTGTCGCGGACGGGAGCTACGCTAAGAGTCCCGACCTGCGACAATTCTACGGGGGCCGCCAGGATTGGATCCGATACCGTCGCGTGACACCGGTCGACCAGGGCTTCCAGCAGTACTGCGGCGCCCTTCGTCCGGTGCCGTTCTTCTTCCTGGGTGCGATCCACGCGAAGGACTTCGACGCGATCGGTGGGTACGACGAGAGCCTCGCGGAACATCCCGACCGGGACCTTGCCGAGCGCCTGTGCGCCGACGGCATCGAGTGGACGTGGTGCGGCGAGGCCATTGCGTTCCACGTGCAGCACGCGAAGCGATGATCCGTCACTGCCACATCGCGCGCCCGATGCGCCGCAAGTTCGGGAGCTTCCGCGATCGATGGAAGTTGGAGTCGTACGGAGGACCGGCCGTGCCGACCGTCTTCTATGGCATGTATGGCGACCCCGAGCTGACGCGTCTTCGTGACCACCGGTCGCTGGCCGTCGTGGTGTGGTGTGGTACCGATGCGATGCGGAACGCGCGCCGTGCGCTGCTGAAGCGCGAGAACATCCGACACGTGTCGACGAGCGTCTTCATCAGCGACACCCTATCGACGCACGGGCTCGAGTACCGCGAGCTCAACGTCGTTGGCTCCGACCTCTCGCACTTCCAACCCGAGCCGCCAGGCGACACGGTCTACGCCTATGTGTCGCGGCGCAACCCTGCGATGTACGGCGCCGCCGTGCTCAACCAGGTGCGCGAGCTTTTGCCCGATGTGGAGTTCGAGGTCATCGGCTCGCCCACGGATCTGTCGTTCCCCGACGGGATTCGTGATGCGTATCGGCGTGCCGGCGTCGGCGTTCGCTTCACACCGCACGATGGCGCTGCCTGCCAGGTGCTGGAGATGGGCTGCATGGGACGGCGGACCGTCCACAACGGCCGATCCCCTTCTGCAATTTCATGGATCGGCGCCGAGGATGCTGCGAGATCAATCACGTTCGAGCTTGAGAACCCGGAGCCATACGAGGAGGTCGCTCGGCGGACGCGGGAGTTCGTCGTCGACTCGCCCGAGTGGTTGGAGGTCGAGCCGTGGCAATGATCTACGTCAAGCAGTGGGGCATGAAGCGGAGCGGTACCAACTACCTTCGCTGGATCCTCGAGCAGAACGTGCCCGAGGTGAGCGTCGTCGCGGACATCGGCGGATGGAAGCACTCACTGCCGTCGGTCGAGTGGACGCCCGAGCGCGATGCCTGGTGGCCAGAGGGACGACCGAAGCGGCAGAAGACGAAAGCCGAGATCGCTGGGATCTTCAACGCGTGGGTACACGGCGAGATCCGTCACGCCGTCTGCGTGAAGTCGCCGCTGTCGTGGATCGCGTCGATCGCAAGGCGCGACGGCTTTTCGCCGCGTCGGATGACACCGAGCACGGCGCTGCGGTACGCGCGTCGATGGAGCGCTGGTGCGCTGGCCTATCGCAAGTTCGTCGAACGTGTCGACATGGCGGCGCTCGTTCGATACGAGGACGTCTATCCGTTGGAGCGTGGTTCGTTGACCGCGCTATGTGATCTGCTCGCGCTGCGCGCGCCCAACGCGAAGCTGAAGGCGCCGACGATGCGACTCAAGAACACGTCCGATCTCGAGTCAGGCAAGAGCGCTCTCACGGCCGAGCGGTTCCGAACCGGCTACTACGAGAACGCCCTCTTTGAGGACGAGCTTGCGCACGTGCGCGACGTGATCGAGGGCGCGATCGATGCGGAGACGATGGTCCGTTTCGGCTACGGCACGATCGATCTGATGAAGGCGCAGATGGAGCGCGATATGGGGCTCGCGACATGAAGATCCTGGGCGTCATCATGGCCTACAACGAGGCGGATATCGTCGCGTACGCTGCGCGGTCGCTGATCGGTGCCGAGTTCGACGAGGTCCACCTGTTCGACCACGGATCGTCCGACGCGACCATCGATGCCGCTCGCGAGGCGGGAATCGAACACGTCCACCACATCAAGCGGTCGGTGCCCTTCCAGAGGGTCTGGCCGACGATCTCAAGCTGGATCAACAAGCAGGCGCTCAACTTCGAGTGGGTTGTCTGGCAGGCGGCCGACGAGGTGCTACGCCCGCCCGAGGACGTGCCATTGCACCGCAGCCACATCGAGCGGGCGGCAGGGAACCGGTATCGCGTGATCGAGCCGAAGATGCGCCTCTACTGGCCGAACGTCGCCGACGATCCCGCCGAGCCGGATATCGTGAAGCGACTGCGCCACTACCGCTGGGTGACGTCTCCGATCCGCCACAGCAACCACATCCCGCGTTGTTGGGAGATCGGTCTCACGGGCGGGATGCCGCGCGGGCTCCATCGCCGACCGAGTCGGTGGGCGAAGAAGGCGGTCCGCATCAACCGGAACAACTGGATCCTCGAGCACCGTCCGATCCGTACCGAGGAGCAGGGGCGGCAGAAGGTTTTGAAGGATCGCCGGCCGCAACCAGGGCACCCACAGGACCAGTACCGCAAGCTGCGCAAGCGATTGGTTCGCGATGACGAGCGGATCGCGTTGCCGTTCCAGGAGGGTTGGACGTGCCAGAGCTAGTCCTCACGCGCGCGACGACGTACGAGTATATGGGCTACTCGTTCGTGCGCGGGAAGGTCAAAGAGGTTCCGATGATCGTCTACCAGGACGGCATTCGGAAGGGCTGGGCCAAGGATCCGAACCAGCACATCGACTTTGTCGACGGTCCGATGGTCCGTGCTGCGCGCCCTGGTACGACGGTCCCGGTGATGCGCGACTGCGGCCTCGGTGACGTGCTCATGGCATCAATTCCCCTCCGCGACTTCTGCTATCGGAACAAGCACGTCAACGTCGTCTACGGCGTGTCGCCGCAGTACGTCGGCCTGTTTGAAGGCCTGAGCTTCTGTAAGGTCGCGCCGATTCCAGAGATCCGTGGTAGTTTCCAGTTCGGCGTGGACCTGCGCGGCTTCGTCGAGCGCGACAAGAAGGCGCGGAAGCAGGACCGTATCGACATCTTCTCTCGAGCGCTCAACAACGCGCCGCCTACCTCGTACGACTTTCCCCTCCAGATCACAGCCGAGCATCGGGATCACGGTCGTCACTACCTGGGTGCCTCCAGGGACGACCGCCCGGTGCTTGGCTTGGTGATGCGTGCTTCGCTGGCGAACCGTAGTTGGGGGATCGACTACCTCCAAGCGACTTACCGGCTCGCCGACTCGAACGGTTGGCGCGTCATTCTGATTGACGGTCGCGAACGCCGGAGCCCAAGCGATCCGCCGTGGCGCGACTTCTTCCCGGCGACCGCGATCGACCTGTGCGGCAAGCTCTCGATGACCGACTTGCGCGACGTCGTCGCCGCGTGCGACTGCATTCTGTCGCCCGACACCGGCCTCGTTCACCTGGCGGAGGCCGTCGGAACGAAGTGCGTCGCCTACTTCACCACGGTACCGCCCGAGCTCAGGGTCGGACACTACCGACACGTGAAGGTGCTCTATCCACGCGGGCAGCTCCCGTGCCTAGGTTGTATGCATAGTCCGACCTGTGGTCAGCCGGATCCGAAGCCGTGCGCGGTCCTGTCGACGCCGCAGATGGCTTGGGATGCGATCGAAGCGCACTGTGACCACACGGCCGACGTCTGCGGGGTACTGTGATGACTGCTCTTTTGCAGGCTGGTTTCGAGACCGGCGACTTCTCCGAGTTCACATCGGTCACCGATCCGAACTCGAAGCTCAGCGTCACGGCTGACGCCGCGATGCAGGGCAACTTTGGCATGGAGATCAATCTGAACGGTGGCGTGACGGCCGTGGCAGAGAAGGTCTTCGACGCGGGGCAGGATGAGGTGTTCGCGTCCTTCCTGATCCGGTTTCCGTTGCTGGCAGTGATCCCGACGAACGTCGTCTTCCGCATCGTGGCGGAGCCGCTCGGCGGTAACACGTTCCAGCTCTTCTACCAGAAGCAGCTCGGTGTCTCGCGTTACTTCTTCATCGTCGGCGGTGCTGTTTCTGGCAGTGGCGTCTACGTCGACATCACCTCGTACACCGACGACAGCGAGCCGCAGCGCGTCGAGCTGTTCGGACGGCGCGCTGGCATCGCGAGTCCGACGGCGTGGCTGGACTGGAACGGCGTCCGGCAGGAGACGATCACCCCGGTCCTCACGAGCCAGTTCACTGGCATGCAGATCGGCGACACGACGACTGCCAATTGGGGCGAGGTGATCGATGTCGACTCCGTCGAGGCGCACGACGAGGTCGTCGAGCCCGGTGCGCTCTTCGCGCCGGGCGTGGTGCTGGGTCGTACATCGTCAGAGATCGCCGCAGACAACGTCACGGCGCAGTCGATCCGCGACCAGCAGATCACCGCGCAATCGATTGCGGATGAACAGCTCACGGCAGCCAGTGTCGACTTCCCGACGGCTGGATAGGAGGAGACGATGTCTCAAGTATTCGCTGATGGTTTTGAGAGTGGCGACTTCACGGCATGGACCGGTTCGAACG